GTAGGACCTGTCGGACCATTTGCTCCATTGCTACCAGTTGGTCCTGTTGGTCCGTTAGTTCCGTTTGACCCAGTAGGACCTGTTGGACCATTAATACCATTTGTGCCTGTAGGTCCAGTTGGACCCATACTTCCTGCCGTTCCTGTGGGTCCTGTGGGTCCTGAAATACCTTGTGCACCTGTGGGTCCAGTTGGACCTGTATTGCCTGTTGAACCAGTTGATCCTGTCGGACCAGTAGGTCCTGCATTTCCTTGGCTACCTGTGGGACCAGTAGGTCCAACCACAGTAGATGGTGCGCCAGTAGGTCCTGTAGCTCCAGTCGGTCCTGTCGGACCAGTTACACCTTGTATACCCTGAGTTCCAGTAGGACCTGTCGGACCTTGTAAACCTTGTACACCCTGAATACCCTGTGGACCAGTTGGACCAATAGCTCCTTGAGTTCCTGTAGGTCCTGTTGCGCCTACTGCACCCGTTGGACCTGTAACACCTTGAATACCTTGCGTACCTTGTGGTCCTGTTGGACCTGTGGGTCCTGTACTTCCTGTTGGACCTTGTTGGGTAATAGGTGCAGGTGTTGACCAAACAATAGTTGTTGGTGTTTTAGAGTTTACAAAAGCAATAGACCACCAAATAGTTGTAGTTGGTGAACTAGGAGGTGCATTTAACCACCCTGTAGGAGGTGTTCCTGTATTTGTAGAGTAACTCCATGATCCACCAGTAGGTGTAGCAGGAGCAGTAGATCCTTGATAAAAAATAAACCATTCAAAGAACGTGCCACCATAGTAATTATCTGTACTCCCGTACAACCCATTACTTTCATTAGGCTGAACAACTTGTGCAGTTGCAGTTGAGCCGTATAGTCCTTGTGTTGCCATTATCTGAACTCCTTTGGCTCAAAGTACCAACCTGGTTTTGGCTCATAAAATTTTGACCAATTCCCATGTTTTTGCGTTTGTCCATATATATTTATATAAACCATTTGCAAAGAAATATTATTAGCTTTTGCCGCAGAACTTAAACTAGGAAACTTTCCTGCAGGAGTTACATAATATCCTTTGAAGCTAGGATGATCTTCTCCAAATTTACCAAGATTATTTCTAGCAGAATTTTTGCTCATTTTTTCTCTAACATCTAATCTTTTTGAAACATTAGTTTCCCCGTTAGAAGCTCCTTGCAATCCTTCTTCCAATACTATATTAGCCCAATTATTAGAATTTACAACATCATTTTGTTTGCAAAAATTAATAGCGTATTCTTTTAGTTTTTCTTGGTTTTGCCAAATACCAAGTAATTCAGTTGTGTAATTACAACCATGTTTTTTTAAATGATTTTTCCAATGTATTCCACTACCTTTGTATGTATGTATTTTTTGCAAACGAGTAGTTTTACCAAAATATTTCATTCCAGTAACATTATGAGTTTTTACATATAAAGCAGTTGTTTTAAACATTTATATACTCAGCGGAAAGAATATCTGCAGTTACGGGGTTGGAATTCAGAAGATAAATGTCTATCTCCTCCACTCCAAAGATCTTTCATCGCTTGATCCTCAATTAATCCGTAAGCAGCATCAAATCTTGCATTCCACTTATCTGCTTCAGAAACATTCTTTTTCTTGTCGTAATAAGCCCACAATACTTTATACATATACCCTTCAGGGAATGTTGCAAGAATTGCATTACTTTGAACAATAGGGTTTAGTGAATCTGTTGTTGGGCTAAACAAGAATGGGAAAGCCTTTACATAATATGCAAGTATTGTTGTTCCGTTACCAGGATTAGGAGTAAATAAATAGTTAGGTCCTACTTCTGAGAAATTAGCTCTAATAACCCTTGGAACACCAAAAGGTTTTACATAAAGCTGATCAATCATTGATAAACGAATAATCTCTCTATCTCCAACCCTGTCGTAAATAATCCAAGGTCCAAACCCTGCATTCAATGTGCCTGGAGGAACTTGAGAACTAGGAGTTTGTTGAAAGAAAATAATAGGCCAGTTCATATCCGCAGGGATAGGAGCTAAACCATTTGTATTTGTAACAATCGTAGAAGGGTTAACTGGGTCATAAGGATTGCTCCTTAGCGCAGGTAAATAAATTGTTCTAAAAGATAACTCTGCAAATTGAATACAGAATTGAATATCCATTGAAGATTGCGTAGGGAGCTTTAAAATAGCCGTAGGATACGTTGTGAAGCTCCAGACTAAGTCAGGGTCAGATACAGTAATTGTGCTTGTAGAGACTGCTGTAACTAGAGTAAAAGGTCCCATTTGGGTTGGAGAAATAAAATCCCCAACTAACACCAATGATGTGCAATCAGAAGCAGTAGTAATGACTCCTGTTAATGAATTGTATGCAGTTGCATTAACGCTTATTGATGTTGGAATAGCTCCTACCCATTGAGCCACTCTTGTAACGAGGTTGTTGGCAGATTGGATAAAAAGAGACATAAAACATCCTCATCGAGTAGGTATTATCGGATTGTAAGGCAATGGTATTTTTCCGCTTGGATGACAAACAAAATCTGAGTAATATTCGTTAACTATTGCGTAAAAAAGAATCTTGTCATCAAAGTCTTGCTTGATTAATTCCCAAGGACGATTATTAAACCACCTAGAACTTATTTCGTGAGCAAAACACTTGGGTAAATCCATAGCATGGAAAGTACCCGCAAAAAAAGGATTGGCAGTTCCGTGAATCTTGTAGAACTCCCGTCTTTCTTTACAGTTTTGTCTAATATTTTCTACGTTATGTTGCGTATATTGGACATATCGTTGACCATCTTCAGCACCAATTTTGTAGTCGATACGATCAGTCTTGAATGTTTGACTCCAAGTGCCAGACTTAACATCATTAAACATTTGGTTATTTCGGGCTAAAACACCCTCAATACCTGCTTCTAGATTACCCTTCATGTAGTAATCTTCGTTAATCTTGGCTTCTTCGTTGTCTAAATTCAATTCCATATCTTCTCCAAAAAAAAGGGAGAGAACCCTTTTGGGATTCCCTCCAATCTCTCAACTAAATTAAGCGAGGTAACGCTTAACTTGTGAAGCGGCTCTAGGTGTAGTGATTGGTGTACCAGTTGTGATTGCGGCAAGAACTGCAACACCGGCTGGGTTACGAACAATCAGTGTACCTTCCATGATGTACTGATCTAAAGAAGCATCTGCATTTGAGAATACTTCGTTGTTTGGACCTAGTTCACGCAAAGAACCCCATTGAACAACATCAGGATTCAAGAAAAGAATCGCATTGTTGTTTGAACCTGTCTGATCCATGATCCAGTTGTCATCGATTTGGTATGTATAGTTGAAGTCTCCTTCGTATGTACCAATCGTGTCTCCCTTGTCAGCAGGATTAAACCTGTTAATAGAGCGTGACTGTGGAATGTTGTCAGAAATTGTGGTTCTGAGTGATGTAGGCACAACCATGTTTGTAATCTTAGCGTTGAAGCGTTGTTCAGCGGCAGTTACTAACTGTTTGTACAAAACAGGGGAGAAAGGTTGGTTTGTCTCGTTAGCACCAAATGAGAAATAGCCCAATCCTGCGTTAGACAACAAACCATTGAATGGTACGTTAGTGTCTGTAGAAGTTGTTGTGTCTGTACCATCAGAAGCCGCCAAGTTCAATACTGAAACACCATCTGTGTCATTTCCTGAACGTGTACCTGCAAAAGCAAACAAAGAACCAAATCTACGTCCGTTGTTTGGTGATGCGCCTTGAGTTGCTGACTGTCCAGAGTACTTGATTGAAGCACCATCTGCACGAACCATTTGGAGTTCAACGTCAAACATGATCTCAGTTAATTGCTTAACTTCTTGATATGCTTGTGGATCTCCACCTGCTTGCTCAACTGCACGAGCAGTACCAGTTGCACCGATAACTGTTGTGAAGATTTGTGTGTAGTTACCAATGTTGGCACGAGTGTTAGATGCTGCCAAAGAAGAAGTGACTGCTGCACCTTCTAAGTTTGCATTAAGTGTAGGCTGACGGAAATAGTCATTAGGCCAAATGTGTAGCGTAGAGTTAATCTTACGCTTTTTGGACATTGCCATGTTAGTTGTTGGAGTACGATCTTTAACATAGTTAGAGACTGTTAAGTCCATATCTTTAACTACGATATCTGTTTGGTATGGTCCGTTACCATTACCTAGATTTGCTGATGTGATTTGTGCCATGATTTTATAGTCCTAAAAGGTTACTTACGTCTTTGTTTGTTAGTCGCAAGCATTGTTGCCAAAAGTTGCCTAGTTGCATTCTTATCGCCTTTATTAGCCGCCTGTTGAAGTCTCTCAGTCTCTGAAGAAGGTGAGGTTTTTGCTTTAGCTCCAGATTTAATACTAGCCGCTATCGAACCACCCACATTGCGAACTACTGGCTTTTCACGGAACTTCATTCCATCCCGTATCAAACCCAATAAAAACTCATCACTAGAGATCAAATCAATATTTGGAACCCCAGGAACAAGTGTTGCATTCGCACTTTTCCAATCCTTAGATAATTTATCTCTTAATTCCTCAAAATTAGCCCTGTTTGCCAGTTCTTTATCTGAGAAACTTTGCCTAGCTTTATCCAGATTCTGTTTAACATAATCTGCTCTAGCATTAAGAAACTCTTGTACCTTTGGACGATTTGTCTGGATGAACTTAGACTTATCCTGAATAAGTTGATCATTTTGACGGATAGCTGCATCCGCTTCTGATTTCTCTAATTCAGTTTGTGCCCTTTCACGGATTTGCTTCCATTGTTGGTTATAGCCTTGAAGTGTAATTAGCTCATCTGCTGCTTCTTGCAACTGAGGAACCAATGTCATCTCAATACCAATTTGCAATCCGTCTAGTTCAGCCCTTCTTCTTGACTCATACTCTTCAAAATCAGCTTTTTCAGCTTTAAGTTTTCTAGAGTTTTCGTCTAAAGCACTTGTTTGCCCAAGGAGAGTAGCCGCCTTCTTTGCAGTTAATTCAACGAACCCGCCTTCTGCGTTTTTGTTCGGTATCCTTAACTTCATGTCAGGATTTTGCTCTGCAAATTCAAAAAAGTTTACTGGTTCGTTGTCTCCTGCGGAGGACTCCCCATCTTCTTGATCTACAGTTTCCTCAGTCTCACTTGTACTTTCTTCAGGTTCAACTTCCTCTTCGGGAGTAGCCTGTGGGGATTCAGCTAATGCTTCCTCTTGTCCACCTGGAGGCTCTTTACTGCCAATCACTTGAGGACTGTTCCGTCTATTAACGGCAATCATCTCAGCAATCTGTGCTTCTGGGCTTCCAGTTTGTTGCGAAACGGCCTCTTCGGTTACGTTTTCCATAGTTTATCCTATTTTCCTAAGTTGTTGCAATTCCTCTTTAAGACTTAAGCCTTTTGACTTAGCCTTTTCCAGCTCTCTCTCTAACTTCACATCAGAAAGTCTTTCCATGTATTCAGTCTTTTCTATGAAAGTAATGAAATCCCTAATTCCAATAAGATTATGAGAATACTCAATCTTTTCTTTATCTGTCTTGCAATCTTCAATTCTGTCCATGATGTAAAACCGATAAAGGTTGAACAACAATGCCAAATCATTGTTGGCTAATAATCTTTTTGCAGACTGTGCGTTTTCCGCAACAAGTACCCGTCTGTGAGATGGTGCTTGGCTTTCTGTATCCTCTACCCTAGTCCTCCGATTAAAGTAATCGGTAATATTTCCAATCAAAGTCTTCATAAATCTCCTAGTCTATTCTTACGTCTTTAAGATTACCTTTTTTAGCCGCCATAGCATCAAACATATTGTCTACGTCCATCTGCTGAGTTTCTTTAACAATTTTGCCAGTCTTAGCCTGAACTTCTTGAGTAGTTGCCTGATTAAGTTGTGCTTTAGATTGATGCAATTGGTCTTCAGCAGAAGGAGGTGCTTTAGATTTAGCTTGAAGTATCTTCATTGCCTCTTCTAAAGTTGGTAAATAAGCATCAACGTGTCTTACACCCAATACTCTTAATGTATCTTCGTAAGGTCTTCTAGCTTTTTCAAACATCTCAGGCATATCAGGTGTCAACATCATCATTGCTTGTGCAAATTGTTGTTGCGCTTGAGTAATTAACTGTTGTCTAGTTAACCTATTCTCATCAGACATAAAACCTAAACCTAAGTCAATATTAATCATTTTACGATCAATAAACTCATAGTTAGCCATCTTTTGAGCGTCTAAGAATGGTCCACCTTTCTCGGAACATATGTGCGCCAACTGCTGAATTGAATAATCATCAGCATATTGGATC